ACCTCGGTCTTGTAATCGAATTTGTCCAACCCCCCAACCCTTTTGGGGTCTGACCAGGCACAAGCTATAAACTCAGGCCCGATCAATCGGAGGTTCTCACGCATCTTCTTTGTCAACTTATCTACCTCAAGTAGCTCCCAACCCTCTGGGACCTTATCCTGTTCCAAATGCCCTTTCGAAACAGGAAGAGGCCTTTCGGACTCCATCGAGAGGTAATGCGCCTCTCGGTCCCAAAGTCGGCTATGAATAAGCTCATGACGGTAGACAGGGAGACCTAGTCCACGGGAAATAGACCTATCCGAAGACAGGATATACTTAGCATTCCACTTCAAGAACTCGATCCGAAGCAGTGATCGCCTGGATCCAAAGAACCCAGGGCAAAACGAACTGTACCTCCCTCGTAGAGTTTCCACCCCGCCACAGTCGGTCCGAAGACCAAAGGCGGCAGAACGAATACAAGGGACGATACTGATCTTCCGATCAGATGCCTTGAAAAGAGTGCTATTCAGTGAAAAGTAACGACGATCAACCATCGTCTTCCCGGGTGAAAGGACTAGACCGGATCGGCCAATTCCCTCCCTCCAACGATCGTACTCCGCCGGAGTGCCGCGGAATACAATATCGTCCCCGTTGATGCGCACGGGTCCACTCGATCCTGAAAAGTACCTGAAAGCCAGATAATTGACAAGACAGAGGAGGGGGAAACTGACCAAGTTTCCCATCAATTGACCACGCTCCTGATAAACAACCGGGCCATCATCCTCCCATTGCATGGGAGTCCGGAGCAATTGTCTACCGAGGTCCGCAATCCCTCTCGGGATCTGAGTCGCCTGGTTAAGGATTAGATCCAACAACTCACGCTGGACCCAACCATTAAGATTGTCAGTGGCGGATTCATAGTCACCACTAACAAAAACTTGACCTGGTTGAGGCGTAAACTCAGCGAACCTCCGCGGCTTAGCGTCTCCCCGCAAAAGCCACTTGAAACGTGAAATGTGGTTATAGATAGCAGTATGTAGAGGCCTAGCTAAATTACAATTAACGTCACCAACGCTAATTGTCCTCCACTTACCCCCCGTCTCGACAGACCGAAGCCTGGACGGACAAATATCAATAGGAGACTCCCTCGTGAGGGCCTCCAAGACGAATACCTGGTGCCTTGTCCACCCCGCAACAGCATTCGCCTTCTGAATGGCACGGCTCAACTCCTCAGGAGAGGAATTGAAGCCGGACAAATCCGCACCATTCAAAAGATATTCAGCTCTAGAACCACCCTGGGACAGACCTCGCGTCCGGCACGACTTGATGGGCAATGTAGCCGAAAGACAAGCATTCGGGTACAAAGTCAAGTCCCAGCCGGGGGGAAACAGCTTAGGAACTGTTCTTCTTACATATCGGAGAAAACCTTCATCAGGTTTAGGAGATGGCTCCGACATTTTCTTCGCGTAAGAAGCGAGATCTGGCCGAGGTGACGGCAAAACTTTCCGGAAAAGAAATAATGACATGAAGACAGACCGACGGCTATCCGAAGACAACCGAGCCCGTCCCATGAATTCATGCCATGGATGAAGACTAGGAGATTGAAGCCCCAATTCACAAAAGGACTTCAACCAACTCAAGCGATCCTGAGCCGTTCGACCAGAAGGTGTAGGCATTGGAAAGGAAACCCCAAAAGGCTTCCCAACCGTCCGACAAAACACCTGCCAACGTCGCAGCACAGGGCAACCAGCCAGCAACAACGCATCGCGTTTCACGTTGCTGGACCTTGGTATGGACATCCCACGAGAGATGTACAAGATGCAAAGGCTTTTT